CTACCCCTCCTGGTCGACGCCGACGATCAGGTGGCACTCGACGACATCGGCGCGCGGGATGCGCAGTTCCGCTTCCGGGTTGAGCTGGCGCAGCACCAGCTCGTCGCCGTGCCAGCCGACGAACTGCTTGATCAGCACCGCCTGGCCGGTCTTGTAGACGACCACGTCGCGGCCGCGGGTCGGCGGCTTGAACGGGTTGACGTGGAGGAGCCAGCCCTGCTCGTAGCGCGGCTCCATGCTGTCGCCGACCATGTAGATCGCATAGGCGCCGCGCACCCCGCCGAGATTGGCGGGGCGCGGGGTGTAGCCGATCGGCCCGTCGTCGAGAAACATCTGCTGCTCGCCGCCGCCGCGTGCGGCGCTGCGGATCGGAATCCTGTCGCCGCGCACCGCCCCGGTCTCGAACGGCGGCGGCCGCGGCGGCCGCTGGCGGCGCGCCGGCTCGCCCCCACCCGGCTCGCCGGCGTGGCGCAACACCTCCTCGGCCGGCACGCCGAGAAAGGCGGCGATCTGCACCGCCTCCAGCGCCTTGACCTGGCGCTCGCCCTTGAGCACGCGCGACACCGCCGACGGCGCCAGGCCGAGATGGCGGGCCAGATCCGCCTGGGTCGCGCCGACGCGGTCGAGGGCCTGCTGAAACCATGCCGCATCCATGATGCGATTCCCGAATTGCGATATTGACATCTAAACCGCAATGATATATCCGCCATGCGGCTTTGGCAAGACCGGGGTTGGGAGGAAGGATGAGCGGAGAGGGGTGCGCCTATATTGTCGACGACGGGGACGGGCGATGCGGCGCCGCCTGCCGCGCCGGCTCGCCGTATTGCCCCGAACACCACGCGCTGTGCCATCTCGCCGGCGGCAGCCGCGCGGCGCGGCGCCGGCTGCGTGAAGAGGCCGCGTTGGCCGCGCTGGTCGGCGGCCGCTCGGGGCGGCCCGGCCGGCTGCCGCCGGAGCGCTTTCTCAAGTGGCTCGAGCGCGCCGCCCGGGTGTTTGCGTGGCCCAAACGTTCACGTTATGTTCGAAGGGAAGCGCGATGAAGACGCGGCGCAAGCGCGTTTCCGCGCCCGACACGGCGCCGACGCCGGAGCGCCGGCGCCACGATGCGATCGAGCCGGTCGAGCGGGCGTTCGCCGACGCGGCGGGCCGGCCGTCGCGGCCCTATCGCGTCGTCGACACGCTGCAGATCATGGAGCGGCGCGGCACCATCACCGCCGGCATGCGCCAGGCCGGGGAGGCGTTCCGGGCGCGCTTTGCCTGCGCCCAGCTCGATCCGCTGCGGGCGCTCGATCTGTCGCGGATGCGGGTCGGCGAGGCTCCGCCGCGCCGCGAGGCCGAGGCGCCGAGCGCCCGGATCGAAGCGGCGCGGCGGGCGGTGTGGCAGGCGATCCAGGCGGTCGGCGGCATCGCCTCGCCGGCCGGATCGTGCCTGTGGCACGTGCTCGGCTGGGAGCGCTCGCTGAAGGAATGGGCGCTCCAGCAGGGCTGGAGCGGCCGGCGGGTGAGCCAGGAGGCGGCCTCCGGAATCCTGGTCGCCGCGCTCGGCGCCCTCGAAGCGCAAACGCGCTACCGATGATTGCTATTATAGCATTTTTCTGTTGACAAATCCGGATGAATGTGCTACACATCCGGCACACTGGCGGAAGTGGGCGAGGCGCCGTTGAGAGCTCGGTCATCGCGGCGCAGACGGGCGCGCCCGGCTAAAAGGGTTGCGCCGGCGCCGGGCGAGATCGAGGAGATCGCCGCCCGCGCCGCCCGGCTCGGCGTCACCGTCGAGCGGGTGCTCGAGGAATACGCGCACATCGCCTTTGCCGATCTGCGGCACATCGTCGAGTGGGGGCCGCAGGGGGTGGTGTTCAAACCGGCCGAAACCCTCAGCGAGGCCGACGCGGCGGCGATCTCCGAGATCGCGCCGACCGGCGGCCCCGGCAAGTACCGGGTCAAGCTCTACAACAAGAAGGCCGCACTCGATGCGATCGCCCGCCATCTCGGCATGTTCCCGGCTCCGCCCCGGCGCCGCGACGACGACGCCCCGGCCGAACAAGGGGAAGACCCTCGCGACGTGCTTGCACGCAAGGTGGCTCGCCTCGCTGCCCGAGGTGATGCGGCAGAGCCTGATCCGGACCCTGAGCCGGGCGCAGGCGGATGAGCTGATCCACGACTGGTCGTTCTGGGCGCGCGACAACCAGCTGCCGCCGGCCGGAGACTGGCGGGTCTGGCTGCTGCTCGCCGGGCGCGGCTTCGGCAAGACGCGCAGCGGCGCCGAATTCGTGCGGGCGCGGGTGGCGGCGCGGACGGCGCGGCACATCGCGCTCGTCGCGCCGACCGCCGCCGACGCGCGCAACGTCATGGTCGAAGGCGAAAGCGGACTGCTGGCGATCGCGCTGCCCCGCGAGCGGCCGCTTTACGAGCCGTCGAAGGCGCGGCTGACCTGGCCCAACGGCGCGGTCGCGACGCTGTTCAGCGCCGACGAGCCGGAACGGCTGCGCGGTCCGCAGCACGACCTCGCCTGGTGCGACGAGCTGGCGGCGTGGCGCTACCCCGCCGCCTGGGACATGCTGATGTTCGGGCTGCGCCTCGGCGACGATCCGCGCGCCGTGGTGACGACGACGCCGCGGCCGACCAAGCTGGTGCGCGGCCTGATCGCCGACCCCAACGTCGCGGTGACCCGCGGCCGCTCGGCGGAGAACCGCGCCAACCTGGCGCCCGCCTTTCTCGACCGCATCGTCCGCCGCTACGAAGGGACCCGGCTCGGCCGCCAGGAGCTCGATGCCGAGCTGCTCGACGACGCGCCCGGCGCGCTGTGGAGCCGGGCGACGGTCGAGGCGGCGCGCACCGACACGGCGCCGGAACTGCGCCGCATTGTCGTCGCGATCGACCCGGCGGCGACCAGCGGCGCCGATGCCGACGAGACCGGCATCGTCGTCGCCGGCAAGGACGAGGCCGGCATCGGCTATGTCCTCGACGATCTGTCGGGCCGCTATGCGCCGGCGGAATGGGCCAGGACGGCGATCGCCGCCTGGCGCCGGCACCGGGCCGACCGCATCGTCGCCGAGATCAACAACGGCGGCGAGATGGTCGAGGCGACGCTGCGCGCGGTCGAGCCCGACGTGCCGTTCGCCGCGGTGCGCGCGGCGCGCGGCAAGGTTGCGCGGGCCGAGCCGGTCGCCGCCCTGTACGAGCAGGGACGGGTGCGCCACCTCGGCGCCTTCCCGCATCTCGAAGACCAGATGTGCGGCTTCACCGCCGATTTCGACCGCGCCGCCGCGGGCTATTCGCCCGACCGGGTCGATGCCCTGGTGTGGGCGCTGAGCGCCCTCTTGCTCGAGCGCATACCGGGCGAGGCGATGTTCGAGGTCTACCGCCGGCTCGCCGCGAAAGGAGAGTGAGCGAAGATGACGCTTCTCGTCAAAGACGCGAATACCACCGTGCAGGCGCTCGCGACCGAGAGCGACGGCGGCGGCAACCTGGTGCCGGTGCACGCCCCCGCGGTCACCGCCGGCGGGGTCGCGGCGCCGGTCGGCGCGGCTAACCCGCTGCCGGTGATCAATGCCGCAGCGGCCGCGGCGAGCGACGGCAGCGGCACGGTCGCGGCCGGCGGCAGCGCCCAGCTTCTGTTCGGCGGGGCGGTTCCGGCCAACGGATTTCTGGTGCAGAACAACTCGGCTTCGCCGCTCTGGGTCTGCGACGTCGGCACCGCCTCCGCCGGCGGCGCCAGCATCCAGATCGCCGCCAACGGCGGCCTGTTCGCGACGCCGTCCGGCTATCGCCCGGGCGGTCCGGTCAGCCTGTTCGGCACCGCCACCGGCCAGACCTTTGCGGCGCGGCGGTGGTAGGCGATGGCAAGACGGCTCGACCGCGCCGTGGCGGCGGCGGCGCTGGCGCTGTGCCTGACGACGGGGCGCGCCGCGCCGGCGCAGGCGCCGGGCAATTTCTCCACCCTGTCGGCCAGCGGCACCGCGACCTTCAACGGCGACGCGCTGATGTGCTCGGGCCGGCCGTGGCGCGACGTGCGCTGCGACGGCGCCGCCGGCGACGGCAGCCGCGACGACACCGCCGCGGTGCAGGCGGCGATCGACGCCGCAATCGCCGGCGGCTGGCCGCTCTACCTGTCGGCCGGGACCTACAAGATCACCCGGCCGGTGACGATCGACTATGCCGGACGCTCGGGCAGCGGCTTCCGCCTGATCTCGGCGGGCGCGACGCTCGACGGGCGGAGCGTCGCCGCCGGGCCGGTGCTGCAGGTCGAATGCTCCGGCGGCACGCCGGCGAGCCCGACCGGCTGCTTCTATTTCCACGCGGAGGGCACGCTGTTCGTCGCGGCCGACACGCCGGGCTACGCGGTGATGATCGGCAAGCCCGATTTCTCCGACGCGCACAACTCGCTGCGGCTCGACCATCTCGTCGTCAACAATGCGAACACTGCCGCGGCGGCCGGCGCGCTGCAGCTCAACTATGTGCTCGACGCCGACATCTTCGCCATCGCCGACACGGCCGGCGGAGCGGCCGGGCTGGCGCTCGAACAGACGCAGTTCTCGCGCCTGTCCGGCGCCGGCTCGGCGAACGCCGCCGGCGGCACCGCGCTGCTGCTCGAAAACGGGTACAACTTCTCGAACACGATCTTCGCCTTCGACATGGAGGCGTCGCCGACCTGCCTCGGCATCACCTTCGATCACGACGGCCAGAACAGCTTCGTCTCGCCCTATTTCGGCTGCACCACCGCGGTTTCGGCCACCGCCAGCACGCACAATCGGCTGATCAACCCGAACTATTCCGGCCAGGTCGTCAACCGCGCGAGCCAGGCGGTGGGGATCGAGATCAGCGGCACCGGCAACTGGGCGGCCTGGCAGTTTCCCGCCGCCGCGACCTTCACCGCGAGTGCGGTCGACAGCGGCACCAGCGTGTCGTCGTACAACGCGCCGGGCGCGGCGCTGGCGGTGACCTTGCCGGCGCCCGCGGCGGTCGGCGCCGGCTGGCGCATGGGTTTCGCCACCGACAACGGCAAGGGGCTCACCGTCGCCGCGCCGGCGGGCGCGATCCTCGCCGGCGGCAAGGCGCTGTCGGCGCTGACGCTGGGCCCGGGCAATTACGAGTTCGTCGCGCTGGAATGCGACGGCAACAATTTCCGCGTCACCGCCGCCACCCGCAACACCCTGGCGGCGAACGGCGCGGAAAGCCGCGACTGGCCCGGCAACTGGCTCTATCCGTCGGGTCCCGGCTATGCCGCCGGGCTCGGCGACAACGGCAACGTCGTGTCGAGCTACAACACCGCGGCGGGGCTGACGGTGACGCTGCCGCCGACCGCCGGGCTGCCGTCCGGATGGTCGATGGGCTTTGCCACCGACCACGGCAAGGCGCTGACCGTCCAGGTCAACGCCAGCGGCGGCGGCCACATCCTCTACCCGCTGCTGCGCGGCGCGGCGCAGACCTCGCTGACCCTCGCCGGCGACGATTACGAGTACGCCACGCTGCAATACGACGGCAGCGGCAATTTCCGGGTCGAGCAGCTGACCCCGGCGACGGCGCAGCAGCTCGGCCTCGCCGGGGTCGGCGGCATCGCGCGGTGGAGTTTTCCGGCGGCAAGCGCCTACGCCGCGACCGTCGCCGACAACGGCAACGCGATCTCGGCCTTCAACAGCCCGCTCGGCTATCTCAGCGTGACCCTGCCGCAGGCAAGCGCGCTCAACCCGGGCTGGACGATCGCGATCGCCAACGACAACGGCAAGACCGCCTCGGTCCAGGTCAACCCGAGCGGCGGCGGCAGCATCCTCTATCCCGGCAGCGGCGCGACGGCGACCTCGCTGGCGCTCGCCGCCGGCGATTACGAAACCGCGGTGCTGCAGTTCGACGGGTCGAATTTCCGGGTCATGCAGGTGACGCCGCGCAGCGCCGCGGCGATCGGGCTTGCCGGCGCCACCTGCACCGCCAGGTGGAGCTTTCCCGCGATCAGCAGCTACAGCGCCGGGCCGGGTGATTGCGGGCTGACGATCTCGAGCTACAACTCGCCGATCGCCGGGCTGACGGTGACGCTGCCGCAACCCGCGTCGCTGCAGCCGGGCTGGTCGATGGGGTTCGCCACCGACAACGGCAAGACCCTGACGGTCGCGGTCAATCCCACCGGCGGCGGGCAGATCCTGATGCCGGGCACGCGCGGCGCCGAGCCGTCGCTGACCCTGTACGGCCAGAACTACGAGCTGGTCCGGCTCGAATACGACGGCAGCGGCAATTTCCGGGTGGCCGCGGCGACGCCGGCGACGGCCTCGGCCAACGGCATGTTTCCGGCGACCGGGACGCCCGCAAGCAGCGCCGCCGCCTGCCAGACCGGCCAGGTCGAGTTCGATTCGAACTTCCTCTACGCCTGCACCGCGCCGAACACCTGGAAACGCTCAGCCTGGAGCAATTTCTGATGCCTCCTCAAGGCGGTATACGCACCCCGCTGGCGGGGCTGTTCTCGCCCGGCGAGCCGCTGGTTCCGCCCGAGCGCGAGCGGCTGCGCGGCTGGGACTATCCGGTCGGCGCCAACACGATCTACACGCCGCGCGCCGGCGAGCCGGTCTCCTTCGCCGAACTGCGCGCGCTCGCCGAGGCGCACGACATCACCCGCCTGGCGATCGAGACGCGCAAGGACCAGATCGAACGGCTCGACTGGGCGATCAAGCCGCGCGGCGCGCGCCGGCTGCCGCGCGGCGACATTCCGGCGCGGATCGCCCGGGTCGAGGCGTTCTGGCGCCGGCCCGACGGCGAGCGGCCGTTCGCCACCTGGCTGCGCGACCTGCTCGAGGACCTGCTGGTGCTCGACGCGCCGGCGCTCGAGCTGCGGCGCAACCGCGGCGGCGCGCTGATCGGGCTCGACGTCGTCGACGGCGCGACGATCAAGCTGCTGATCGACGAGACCGGGCGGCGGCCGCGGCCGCCGGCGCCGGCCTTCGAGCAGGTGATTCACGGGCGGCCGTGGAAGCTGCTCACCGCCGACGAACTGCTCTACCTGCCGCGCAACCCGCGACCGCACAAGGCCTACGGGTTCAGCCCGGTCGAGCAGATCGTGATGACGGTCAACATCGCGCTGCGGCGCCAGGCGATGCAGCTCCAGCACTTCACCGAGGGCAACGTGCCGCCCGGTCTCCTGTCGGCCCCGGACGGCTGGAACCCGGAGCAGATCCGCCAGTTCCAGGAATGGTTCGACAGCGTGCTCGCCGGCAACACCGCGGCGCGCACGCGGCTCGTCTGGGCGCCGGGCGGGACCAAGTACCAGGCGTTCAGCGAGCCGCCCTACAAGGACGAGTTCGACGAGTGGCTGGCGCGCATCGTCTGCTACGCCTTCTCGCTGCCGCCGACCGCCTTCACCCGCCAGATCAACCGCGCCACCGCCGAAACCGCGCAGGAAGCCGCGGCCGACGAGGGCATGGCGCCGCTGATGGGCTGGGTCAAGCGGCTCGCCGACCATGTGATCCAGGACCGGCTGGGCGAACCCGATCTCGAATTCGCCTGGGGCGAATTGCGCCCGGGCGACCCGATGGAGCAGGCCCGGATTCTCGACACCTATGTCCGCGCCGGCATCTATGCGGTCAACGAGGCCCGCGACCTGCTCGGTCTCGACCCCGTCCCCGGCGGCGAGCGGCCGGCGATGCAGCCGGCCGCGGCCAATCCCTCCCGATGAAGGAAGCTGACGCGATGCGCTTTTATGCCCCGATCGCCAAGATCGACGCCGACGAACGCATGGTCTGGGGCTATGCCTCGACCGAGGCGGAGGACGACCAGGGCGAAATCGTCACCCGCGCGGCGCTCGCCGCCGCGCTCGCCGACTACATGAAATTCGCCAATATCCGCGAGATGCACCGGATGTCGGCGGTCGGCGTCGCCGAGGAGGCGACGGTGGACGAGCGCGGCCTGTTCGTCGGTGCCCGCATCGTCGACCCCGCCGCCTGGGAGAAGGTGCGCGAGGGCGTCTACAAGGGCTTCTCGATCGGCGGCAAGGTCAAGTCGCGCGACCCGGCCGACCGCCGCGTCATCACCGCGCTGGCGCTCAGCGAGATCAGCCTGGTGGACCGTCCGGCCAACCCCGAGGCGGTGTTCGACTGCTGGAAAAGCGACGGAGGCGAGGCGACGGCCGAGGCCCATGACGCGACGATGACCTGCCTGCACGAGGTGATCGGCCGGCTCGACGCCTGCCTCAAGGCGCTCAACGAGATCGAGCTGGCCAAGGCCTTCGTCGGCGAAATCCTGCCGCGGCTCGACGCGCTGGCGAAGCGGGTCGACGAGATCGCGGCGACGCCGCTGCCGCCGCTGACCGCCGGGCGCGGGCTCAGCGCCATCGCCAAGCGCGACGACGGCGCGGCCGCGTCCGCCTCGCCCGACGAGGTCGTCGCCGCCCTCGCCCGGATGAGCGAGGAGGAACGCACGCTGGCGCTGATCAAGGCGGCGCACGCCACCCCGATCCGGCCGCCGATGCGATAGCCGGCCCGGACCCGACAGGTTTCCCGTACCCGCCGCTTCGGCGGGTTTTTTGCTGCCCGCTGGAGGGAAGGAAAGGATGAACCCCACGCAAGACACGCTCGACCTCGTCAAGGGCGCGCTGCGCTCGCCCGACGACCGCATCGCCAAGGCGATCTCGACCGGCACCGGCCTCGTCGCCTTCGACCTGCAGGCGCCGGCGAAGAACCTCTACCCGTTCGTCACGCCGATCCGCAACGTCATCCCGCGCGTCGGCGGCGGCACCGGCACGGCGACCACCTGGCGCCAGGTGACCGCACTCGTCGGCTCCGGCTTCGACGCGATGGGCTGGGTCCCGGAGGGCCAGCGCTCGGGCCAGATGAGCTACACCACCGCGACCCGCTCGGCGACCTACGTGACGATCGGCGAGGAGGACGCGGCGACCTACGAGGCGATCAGCGCCGGCCGCCAGTTCGAGGACGTGCAGGCGCGGATGACCTTCCGCCTGCTGCAGAAGATGATGCTGAAGGAGGAGATGGCGATCCTCGCCGGCAACGCCTCGCTCGCGCTCGGCACGCCGGCGACGCCGGCGCTGTCCGCCTCCGGCACCGGCGCGACGCTGCCGGCGGGGACCTATTACGTCAAGGTCGTCGGGCTGACCCTCGAAGGCTACCAGAATTCGAGCCTCGCCGGCGGCGTCGCCACGACCAAGGAGATCACCGGCGCCGACGGCAAAAGCTACACGCTGTGCGGCGGTTCGTCCGCCATCTCGGCGGAGGCGAGCCAGGCGGTGACCCTGGGCCAGACGCTGTTCGCCAGCGTCGCCCCGCTGCAGGGCGCGGTCGCCTATGCCTGGTATGTCGGGACCGCGAGCGGCGCGGAGAAGCTCGAAGCGATCACGACGATCAACTCGGTCGCGTTCCCGGCGCCGCTTGCCGGCACCGGCCAGGCGCAGTCGGCGATCACCGGCGACAACTCGGCCAATCCGAGCTACGCCTATGACGGGCTGCTGACCAGCGCGCTGAAAAGCGGCTCCAACGCCTATGTCCGGGTGCTGCCGACCGGCACCGCCGGCACCGGCACGCCGCTGACCGCGTCCGGCCGCGGCTCGGTGGTCGAGATCGACGCGATGTTCCAGACGATGTGGAACAATTTCCAGCTCTCGCCGACGGTGCTCTACGTCAACGTGCAGGAGCTGAAGAACATCACCGACAAGGTGCTGTCCAACGCCTCGGCGCCGCTGCTGCGCTACGAGGTGGCCGGCGACGGCAATGCCTACGACCTCGCGGCGGCCGGGGCCGTGTCGTACTACTTCAACCCGTTCGCCCTCAATGGCGGGCTCCGCATCCCGATCCGCATCCACCCGCGGGTGCCGCCGGGCACGATCGTCGGCTGGGCCGAGACCCTGCCGATCCAGTACCAGTCGAACGAGGTGCCCAACGTCGCCGAGGTCAAGACCCGGCAGGACTATTACCAGATCGACTGGCCGGTGGTGACCCGGCAGCGCCAGGTCGGCGTCTATGCCGAGGAGGTGCTGGCGGTCTACGCCCCGTTCGCGATGGGCGTCATCACCAATATCGGCAACGGCTGAGGCGGGGACGGGGCGATGGCGTTCGGCGACCTGACCACGCTCGACGACGTCAAGGCGTGGCTGCAAAGCGGGCAGAACCCGTTTCCGGCCACCGACGATGCGCTGCTCGGGCGGCTGATCACCGCGGCGAGCCGGTTCATCCAGAGCTGGCTCGGGCGCCAGATCGCGGTTGCCGACTGGCTCGAAATCCGCGACGGCAGCGGCGGGCAGCGCCTCGCCTTCGCCAACTTCCCGGTGCTGGCGGTGCTGTCGCTGACGATCGACGGGCTGGCGATCCCGCCGGCGCCGGCGGACGGCCGCTTCGCCGCCGGCTATGTCTTCAGCCCGACCGAGCTGGTGCTGCGCGGCTATGTCTTCACCCGCCGCGCCCGCAACGTCGTCGTCAGCTATACCGCCGGCTACGAGGCGACGCCGCCCGACCTCGCCCAGGCCTGCATCGAGCTGGTGTGCCAGCGCTACCGCGAACGCGGCCGCATCGGCGAGGTGTCGAAGGCGCTCGGCGGGGGCGAGACCGTCACCTTCTCGCAGAAGGACATGAGCGACGACGTGAAGACGGCGCTGTCGCAGTATCGCGCGGTCGCGCCGAGCTCGGGCTTTGCCCGCATGCTGGCGCCGACGGCGACCGATCCGGCCTTGCTGGCGGGCGGGCTGTGATCACCGCCCGGCTCGACGGCGGCGACGCGCTCGCCGCCCGTCTCGCCGCCCTGCCGGCAACGCTGAACGCCAGCCTGGCGCAGGCGGTCGCGGAGCTCGGCCGGGCGCTCTATCTGCGGGTCGAGCGCAACCTGTCGGGCGCGGTCTTGCAGCGGCGCAGCGGCCGGCTGGCGGCAAGCGTCGCGGTCGCGGTCGAGCGCCGCGGGTCGGTGGTATCCGCGACGCTGAAGACCGATGTGCCCTACGCGGCGATCCACGAATACGGCGGCATCCTGCCGGCCCGCCTCGTGCTGCCGCAGCGCGGCCGCGCCCTGGCCTTTCCGTGGCGGGGCCAAGAGCGCTTTTTCGCCCGCGTGTCGGTTCCGCCGGCGGCGATGCCGGAGCGCTCGTTCATGCGCTCGGCCCTCGCCGACATGGCGCCGGAAATCCGCGCCGCGCTGACCCGCACGGCGCTCGCCGCGGCGGCGCGGGCGGTGACGACATGATCGCGCGCGAGGCGATCTATGCGGCGCTGTTCGCCCGCGTCGCCGCGGCGGCGCCGTTCGTCACCTGCGAGCGGCGGCTGCGCCACTGGAGCGACGTCGCGCCGCCCGAGCAGCCGGCGCTGTTCCTGGCGCAGAAATCGGAGACCGCCGAGACCAAGGCGCTCGGCGCGCCGACGGTGTGGACGCTCGCCGTCGACCTCTACCTCTACGTCCATTCGGGCGATCCGTACCGGCCGCCGGCGACGCTGCTCAACCCGCTGATCGATGCGGTCGAGGCGGCGCTGGCTCCGTCGCCGGCGACCGGGCTGCAGGATCTCGGCCTGCCCGACATGGTCCGGCACGCCTGCCTCGCCGGCAAGATCGAGACCGACGAGGGCGTGCTCGGCGACCAGGCGGTGGCGATCCTGCCGATCGAAATCCTCTGTCTTTAGAAGGAGTGCCGATGATGGCCGAAACCGCCGCCGCGAAGGACGGCGCACCCGCCCTGCCGCACCCGCTCGACGCCGTCGTCGAGCGCTGGTGGGACGACCACTTCCCCGGCTCGGCGGTGGCCCGCGTGACCGCCGCGTGGAACCACGCTTTCGCCGCCAAGGAAGAGCTCAAGCGGCGCTTGAAGGAGGGCCTGTAACATGCAGCTGGCATTCGGCGCCGGCGCGCTGTGGGGCAACCGCACCGACGTGACCGGCTCGGGTATCGGGCCCGACCAGTTCGGCATTCTCCAGGACGTCCAGATCGACTGGGACTGGACGACCAAGGAATTGTGGGGCCAGTACCAGTTCCCGCTCGATATCGCGCGCGGCCAGGGCAAGATCACCGGCAAGGCCAAGTTCGCGCGCATCTTCGGCGCGATCTACGGCGATCTGTTCTTCGGCCAGAGCCCGGCCAGCGGCCAGCTCACCGTGGCCGAGAACGAGGCGGCGACGGTGCCGGCGACCACCCCGTTCACCGTCAGCGTCGCCAATGCCGCCACCTACAGCGACGATCTCGGCGTCTATTACGCCGCCGGGGTCAATGCCGGCAACCGGCTGGTCCGGGTGACGACGCCGGCAGCGGCGGGCCAGTATTCGGTCAACCTGGCGACCGGGGTCTACAGCTTTGCCGCCGGCGATGCCGGCGCCGCGCTGCTGGTCTCCTATCTCTACAGCGCTGCGAGCGGGCGCAAGCTGGTGCTGACCAACCAGCTCGCCGGCTTCACCCCGACCTTCAAGGCGACCTTCTACACGGTGAAGACCACCCAGGGGGTGCCGGCCGGGCTGTCGCTGGTGCTGAACGCCTGCACCGCAACCAAATTGTCGCTGCCGACCCGCACCGACGATTACGAAATCCAGGAATTCGACTTCAGCGCCTTTGCCGACGCCACCGGCACGATCGGCACGCTCAGCACCGGCGAGTGACGATGGCGAGGCTCAAGCTGGCCGGCCGCGACTACGAGCTGCGGCCGCTGACGCTCGGGCAGCTCCGCCTGCTGCTCGACGCGATCGCCGCGCTCGGCGGCAAGAGCGGCGGCGCCCTGGTCGAGGCGGCGGCGCAGATCATCGCCGCCGGGCTGTCCCGCGCTCACCCGGAATTGACCGTCGAGGCGGTCATGGCGCTGGAGATCGGCCTCGACGAGGCCAACGCCGCGGTCGCCGCGATCCTCAATGCCGCCGGGCTGTCCCGCGCCGAGACCGCGGCGGGGGAAGGGTTGCCGGTGGCGAGTGCCGAGCCCGGCTCGCCGGCGTCTACGGCGCCCTCGCCACCGGCTGCGGCTATTCCTACCCGGTCATCGACCGGATGACGCTGGCCGAGGCGGAGGAGATTTTCGCCTATTGGGCCGACAACCCGCCGGCGCACCTGATGCTGCAGGCGATCGCCGCGATGCTCGGCTGGAACAAGAAGGCACGCGACGAGCCGGCCGACCTTGCCGCGCTGGCGGCGGCGCCGGGGATTCGCGTGATCTCCGGCCCCCACGGCATGCCGGAGCCGGTGCTCGATGCCGAGGCGATGCGGGCCCGCAACCGGCAGCGCCGGCTCGCGCTGCGGTTGCCGGACGGCGAGGCCAGCCGCTAG